GGTTGGTTACGTCACATGGAAGTGCCTATCAATGGACGCATAGTAGATACCATGATTACCGCGTCGTTATTGGACGAAAACAGGTTTAGTTACTCATTGAACGCGCTCTCGTTTGATTATCTCGGCAAAACTAAGTCTGAAAAGCTGTTAGTAGACGCCGCTAGGGACTTTGGCGTTGATCCCAAAGCTGAAATGTGGAAGTTACCGGCGCCGTATGTTGGTCCTTATGCAGAAATGGACGCCGAACTAACGTTAGAATTATGGCAATTGTTTAAAGCACAGGTGGCTAGAGAGGATTTAAGCTCAGTTTGGGAATTAGAAACAAGCTTACTGCCGTGTTTAATAGACATGACATGGCGTGGCGTCCGGGTAGACATAGACAGAGCAGAACGAACTAAACAAGCTATATTAAAAAGAGAAAAAGAAGCATTATCCCAAATTAAAAAAATGGCGGGATTTGATGTCGAAGTATGGGCCGCCGCCTCATTAAAGAAAGCGTTTGACACAATCGGCATAAAATACCCTAGAACTGAAAAGGGCGCCCCGAGTTTTACTAAAGCCTTTTTAAGCGAGCATAGACATGAATTTCCACGTTTGGTGGTAAAAGCACGTGAGCTAAATAAAATACAGGGCACATTTATTAATGCAATCCTAAAGCACGTTGGAAAAGACGGACGTATTCATAGTCATATCAATCAGTTACGTTCGGATAACGGCGGAACGGTATCGGGACGCATATCAATGAATAATCCAAATCTTCAACAAATCCCGGCCCGCGATCCAGAATTAGGCCCCATGATACGCAGTTTGTTTTTGCCAGAAGAAGGCGAGAAATGGGCGGCAATAGACTTCTCGCAACAAGAACCACGGATCTTGGTGCATTATGCTTCCGTTTTGTCTGATTGGAAGGGCGGTAGTTTGGAAGGCGTAGATGAATTTGTCGATGGATATAAAAACAATCCGGATATGGACTTTCACACAATGGTAGCGGAAATGGCTGATATTCCTAGAAAAAGTGCCAAGACAATCAACCTGGCTATGATGTATGGCATGGGTGTTACCAAGCTATCGCACCAGTTAGACATCAGTTTAGATGAAGCGAAAGACCTGACTAAGCAATACCACAGTCGCGTGCCGTTTGTTAAACAATTAATGCAAGGCGTATCAAGAAGATTAGAAGATGCGCGATCTAACGGCAGCGTGCGCTCTTTAAAAGGAAGAAAATGCCGTTTCGATTTATGGGAACCTAGAGGGTTTGAAATGAAAAAAGCGTTGCCCAAAGAAGAAGCGTTAGCCACATACGGTCAAACCACACAACTAAAACGTGCCTTTACTTACAAAGCACTAAACCGATTAATTCAAGCAAGTGCAGCAGATATGACTAAACAAGCTATGGTAACTCTTTATAATCAAGGAGTTACACCTCTTTTGCAGATTCACGATGAACTTGACTGTTCGGTAAAAGATATAAAAGAAGCACAAAAAATTGCCGGAATTATGGAAACAGCGTTGGAATTAAAAGTACCGAGTAAATGCGACATTGATCTTGGGCCAAGTTGGGGCGAAGCGAAGGAAGTTAAATATGATTGAATATTTAAGATTTGTCCTATATAATCTCAGATATGGCAGATACTTGGTTAAAAGCTGATGGGTTTGACGAAGCAATTTTAGGCGTCACCTGTCGTTGCGGCAAACCGGATATTCTTGCCTACGATGTTGCTAAAATCCTGGATATTCTAGTAACGCGCGACGGTATGACGAGAGAGGAAGCTGTTGAATACTTTGAGTTTAACATCGAAGGGGCCTGGGTAGGCGAAAACACTCCCTGTTACGTTTATACGCATGAACTAGAAGATTTAAAAGACGAATTAAACTGGAATCAAGAATCTAATTAGAGGTCTTTATGGACACAGACAAATGGAAAAGTATTTTAGTACCCCGTGAAACTTACGAGGAAATAAGAGAAGTGGCTAAAATGGAAGGTAGAACAATTTCTGGACAATTACGCTTGTCTTGGCAACAATGGAAAGATGACCGAATCAGAGAAGGAAAACAATTGGATTGAGGAGCAGTTTTCACGGCTCGCGTTTCAGCTATCTAAAAGGCTAGAGCGTGGTGGAAAAATCCACAGCGACGAAATGGAGAAACTGAAACTCCTGACTAAGCTACAACTTGCTAAAAAAAAGAAAAATTAAAGGTTCTCCCGTCCTTATTCTTTTTGCCGACTAGGTAACTCCATTCCTGGTCGGTTTTTTTTAACCCCCTGTTTTTTAAGCACTTTTATTTGCGCAAATTTAATGAAAACAAGCAAAAATCAATAACTTACGTACAAAAATCTATTAAAAAATAAAAACCTACATCGCTGAAACCCTTATGTTTACTGGCCTCTGAAAGATATAAGATATTATGTTATAATACTTATACGTGGTTTTTATAAATCGCGGTTGTTCTTTAACAATTTGTTTAATCCTTTTAACTAATGTGCGAAAGCACGGGAGACATTAGCTATGGCTAAATTAAAAGTTGGGGTGGACATCACCTCTGATGGATACACCTTTCTCGCAGTTACTTTGGGTTCTTATGGATCATGGCAGATTGGCCTTGATCTCCAGAACGTTATCCAAATCGTTAACGCGAAGCGCCTTAACATTGTTCAGGTTTTTTATGGCAAGCATGAGGCCATGAACGTTAATCAATTCGGCAGCATCTTATTCGACAAAGGAGAGAAACCGATTCCCATCGGCCTTTTCTTAGCAAATAAGAATACGGTCAAGTTTCTTAAACCAGGTGAAGTGTATAAATACTTCGACGCACCTAAAGACAGTTACCATGACGGGTTGCATCACGAAGGGTGGCTTGACGAGAAAGTTAAAATGTTCGAGAAGCACAAGGAGTAAAACGAAAGGGGCCTTCGGGCCCTTTTTTTGTGTTTGCAATCTATGTTAAATTATTATATTCTCGTATATAGCCACTGGGGTTTCCTATTATATTTTCCCCTCATAGCAACTTCGGAGTGCGGTTGTGTGGTGAAAAGCACTTCAACAAATTAATAATCCGGAGAAAACGTATGAGCAGCTACACCCAAGATGACGCCGAGTTTTTAGCTGAATGGTTTAACATTAATCGCATGATGCGGTCCAGCTACGGCATTGTTTCCAAAGAAATAAAAGAAGCGTTTGAAAAGAATGACAACCTGAGAGCAAAGATGACTAAAGGTATGTATGAAAACTCGAAATGGAGATTTAAGTTTATCGGGAAAAACAGAAAAGCAAGGGTGCTCTATGCAGAATAAAAAAGAGAAGAAGGACCTAGAAAAAGAGAAGAAGGACCTAGATAGAAAGATCAAGATAATAACGTGGTTGTTGCCAAGATTTCATAAGGGAATATCAAATCCGAGCGATTATCCTGAATTGGTGGGCGAAACCTATGATTATGAAAATACTAAAAAAGAAACCAGTTAAGCACAGATACTTTGAAAAAGCTGTGGAAAAGTTTTTGCAAGACCAGGCTAAAACAGAATGGCCTAAAAATTCTGATAATAAACGAGAGAAAGGTAAAGACAAATGTATAGATATAAAACACATAACGAAAAAATAATAGTTACTTATAAGAAAGACAGAACCGTTATTGATTTTGATAACGATGAGTTAGATAAATTTAGATCCAAATGCAATAAATCAATAAACGCCTTAGATGGCGCGGCAGAATTTAATGGTGATATGTATATGCGAGAGTTTTTTGCACTAAAAGATTTTGTTGATGACATTAAATGGAATTTTAATTTCAGACGACCTAAAGATAATCAGTATCACGGAGCATTGATCTCGGGTAATAATCCAAAAGCATACTACCACGATGATTCTGACCGGCCGAAGAAAGTAAAAGTTGGTCGTCCTAAGAAGGTGGCTGCTAATGACTAAACAAACATTTGAAGAAGATTCTCCTCAATTATGGGAATTGGTTAATAGCTTAAACAATCAGGAAATTATTGATTTGTTACGCATTATTTTTGCTAACAGGCCTACGGAAGTTTTTATTGGTATGTACCCAAAAAATATTTTAAGAACTTTTGAGTTATCTGAGGAAAACCCAGTATGTCTGAACGGCACTCTTATTCAAATCAACACCGAAGAAGCCTTCACCGAGAAAGCAATCGAGTGGGAGGGTTTTTAATGTATAGAGATCATTTAAAAGTAGAAACCATATCAACGGATAATTTTGACGCACATATTATCCAAGATGAAGACGCTGAAAATCCAAGAAAAATGTATGACAATTTTGGAACGCTGATTGCATTTCATTCAAGATATAACTTATCTGATAATTCCGACTGGACACAAGATGAACTTATAGAATATATCAAAAGAGATGATGTTCTTGCTCTACCAGTATATATCTATGATCATGGCAATATTGCCCTAAGAACATCGGAATTTACTTGTGAATGGGATAGTGGTCAAGTTGGTTATATATTCGCCTGGTATGAAGACTTTGAAAAGCATGGTTGGGATATCGAACAAGCAAAAGAATGTCTTAAATCTGAAATCCAAGAGTTTTCAAAATATCTAAATGGTGAAACATACGGATATGAAATATACCGAAAAGACGATTGCACTTATTGTGGAGAATCCGTTGATAGTTGTTGGGGATACATTGGACTAGAAGTAGCGCAAGATGAAGTTAAATCAACATTAGAATTTTGGGAAGATGATCTCAAGGAGGTTTCTAATGGGTGAAATGCTATTTACAGTTATCCTTCTACTTGCCGGAATACTGGCGGGGTTCAGTATCACTCTAGCGGTCATGCTAGACAGATCGCAAAGAGAGGTATTGAGCATCAGATCAAGACTTCGGGAGTTAGAAAATGCGTCCAGAAACCAAAGAATTTAATCGCTGGACCGAAAAAATGTATCGAAGAAACTGCGAAGAACGGGCTATGTATAAAGAAAAGCCGTACAACAGTTGCGAAGAATACACGGAAAAAAACCTAGCTTTTTTAAAGAATAAGTACCGGCGGGACAAGCCCAATGAGTAAAAGTTGCGGTATCGGTCGCAGAAAAGAAATCAATGCCATTGTGGATATTTCCGCGTATATCAACAAAACCTATTCGGAACATTACGCTAAAAATAAAAAAACCCAAACATCTGATGTAATCGAGGATTTAGGACACGGCGAAGGGTTTTACATAGGCAATATGATTAAGTATGCGTCTAGGTTGGGAAAGAAAAAAGGAGTAAGTCGTAAATCCGATTTGCTAAAGTTAATTCATTATGCGATATTATTATATTGCATGGACCAAGAAGATAAAAAGGGAAGTTAATGCTATTTTTAATAAATTTGTTAGATAAGTGGGAAGAAAAGCAAAAAGACAAGAAGTTTAAATTACAGTTAGCAAAACGAATAGAAAGAGAACGAAAAAAATTGGAGAAAAAAAATGGGGAAAACAAAAGATGAATTTATTGAGGACATCTTTGATATAGCGTTTGGAGAAACCAAATTAAAAGATGAACTTCTAAAAGAACGGGATTACGAAACAGTTACCGAAAAAATAATGGAGTTTTCTGATAATGCTTTGAAGTGGGAAGAAGGCGAAGACCAGGCCGAAAGAGATCTAATTGTTTGCTATACAAGGTGTTTTTATGGAGAACACGAACGCCACACAAGCAGCGACTATATCGAGGCCTTTAGAAAAGAAAATAAAAGAGCGTTCGCTCGATACGAAGAACTTTTAAAAGAAAACGATATATATTCAGCGTCGATATGTGCGGTGATTAACTCTACTGATTATGACGGGGAGATTTTCTGATGATAAATACCAATTATATAAATGCAGAGAATAATTATTCTATTAATATTGATTTAGAAACAGGGAAATTTAGTTGTCGATATACTTTGAAAGGTCGATACAACAATAAACAATATCCTTTAGGAACTACACGAACAAAAGTGGTTAATGAGTTAGAGAATATGTTTAATAAATAGGAGAAAGAAGATGTATAAGATTGTAAGATTTACTTTTGATGATGACAACCCTGACAATCACAAAGTAATTAAGACAGGGTTAACTTTAGAAGAAGCTCAAGCTCATTGCCGCAGAGATGACACTAGAGAGAAAGGCGTTTGGTTTGACGGCTATACTGATATGTAATTACCCAGGAATTCAAGGTTGGCGGTTATCCTTGGTTCTCCTATATTAAACTAAAAAACCGCCATTCTATTCAAATACGGCTCATTTAATGGGCCGTTTTGTTATCTGAAATAACTTTGGCAGCCCCATACATCAGACTAGGCAACTCTCAGGACAACAATTTATATCGAACCTGGGCTTTTCTATATATATCTCATCTATCATATCTAGGGGCGCAGCCGAACTTTTTCCTAATCTTAATAATAAGACCCGACCCGACGCCCGACAGATTTTATATATCTATCAATCATCATATATAAGAGCGTGATTAAATGCGCTAATCATCTAATAAATAAGACCCGACCCGACCCAAAAAAAAACCGCCATCTCTGGCGGTCTTAATTTCGGGGTGGTGGTTTAGATTAGGCGACACATTCTAAATAATCTTGAATTTCATATTCATCCATATAAGAACGAAAAAATGATTCGCAATTAATTTCAAATAATTTGTAATCAGTATATCCACCCCTTACATCAGCACCATTATGAATGGATAACGCGATTACATCACAATCGTAAGTATCACCCACGCTAATATATTGTAATGTTTGGCTTAAAGAACAATCACCATTATATGTATTAGTGTGATGAACAAGGCTAATATCATCATTAGCGTAATTTTTAGCCATATACTCTTCTATTGTATCCATACTTGAAATACATCTACCATCAGGATTTTCCCTATAGCTATATGGGTCTTGACTTATCCATTCTATTAAATCATCAGTTCCATTTTCTAGGTATTCCAAAGAATTAACTAAATGGTGAAATACTGATATTTCAGCGTAAGGGTATTTGGTATCTTTATCTTCAATTGTTATATCTAGCTCATTCTTGAAGTCATCAATAGACTTTAATTGATTGCGTTGCCAGTGGCGGTTACTACCGCCACCGCTATCAAGCATATGCGTGCCAGTAGATTCGGTCAGCATATTATATATTACTTGCTCAATATCCATTATTTAACCCCCCCTAAAATATTAGCAATCTTTTGTAATTGCTCAAGGCTCATATTGTCAAGGGGATCTGTATTTATAAGTGAACCATCTTGCCAAGCTTTAAGATTGCGAAAATCATCTAATTGAACTGGCTCGTTTTTTTCCTGGTTTTCGTTTTTATCTTCCATTTGTATTTCCTATATTGATTAAATGTATCTTTATTATACAACAAAAAAAGACAATTTGTCTATTATAACCAAAGGCCATTTTTCACATATAAACCAGGATTTTTTGACCTGTAAAATTCCTGGATTCGATAAAATCTATCTATCTATCTATATCTATCTGTCGGTCTGTCGGTCTTGTCGGAGTTTAAATATTAACCCGACACCCGACTAATCCCGACACCCGACAATATCTCAATATCATCATCTATCTATATATATCTATCATCATCTATATCCATATATAAGAAATAACCCGACACCCGACACTTAAAGATGAACCCGACACCCGACACCCTACCCTTTTTCTTGGGTAGATTTCTTTTTCTGTATATATATAACAAGAAGAAGAAAGATAAATGCTATTTTTCATATCAATCTCTACTATATAGAATATTTTACTAACTCAAATTGATACTAAATGATTTACTAAATATGGTGACAAGATGTATAAAAATATACTATAATGGAGATTCATTTGAACAATTAGGAGATAGAAATAATGTGTTTTTCATTCAAAGAAAACAACAAATTCAAACATATCAGAATTAATATTCTTGATATACCTACTCAAGAATTAGACAAGCCATTAACAAGTGGTTTAGAAGTTTTTGAATTCATCAAAGAACATACCAACAAAGAAAGATATGCCATCAAAGGTAGGGGTAGAGGTAGCAGAAAAATTCATGGTAATTGTAGAGATTTACCAATAGAACATTCCGAGAAAATCGCATTTTATGTAGATGAAAGAAATCATATAAGAGAAAAAGAAGAAAGAGAATATAAGAGAAGTAAATCTGCAAGAGAGATTTCTTGGAAATTGCGTGATGTTAAGAGAATGATTGTAGAACATAATGAACTTTTTGATAACGATATTACA